AATATAAAAACATAGTTTACCATTCGATATAAACAAAAAAGCCCGTCTTATTCGACAGGCTATGACTTTGTGGCGGAGAGAGGGGGATTCGAACCCCCGCGCCGGGATTCGCCGGCAACATGATTTCCAATTCGATATATAGTCGTGATTGTTCGATAAAATCGGACAAAATCAATCTATAAAAACCCACAAATAGCTATAAATTTTTTAAAAGTGGGGGCAGAAATGGGGGCAGATGATTTAAAAAGAATATGCCCCTAACAATTCTGATTTCCAAGCATAATATAATGCTATTAATAATATCATAAATACTATGTTTCCTGTAAAAGTAATCCAATTATTAATAGATTCTTTGTCTACCATTTCCTTGATAAAATTAATTAGCATTCCAATTAAATTGAATAGAACTATACCAAGTAGCAATATGCCAAGAATTAATCTATAAATTGAAGCCTTGTCGATATTTGCCAACACAGAAGATGAAAATCCCATTCCAGAAAAGAACGCTACTAATATCGCTGAAAATATACCAAGCACAGCAACATAATCTCTTTGCATCCGCTTATAATCTTTCCGTATCCGTTTATTTTCTATAGCTATTTTATTGGTAGTTCGTTCTAAATTATCAGTTTTCCCTCTTATCTCTGCTAATGCCTGCTGCCCTGATACTTTCCAATCTCCCGCATCGGAGTACTCCATTCTGGCAATATCAAGGCTCACGTGGTCATACAATTTAGTGATTTTTGTACTAATATTAATAGGGGTTCCATCCTTACGAGTATGTTTAGATTGATACCCTTTCCTAATTTCACTTAAATTCTGCCCAAGTATATTTATATCACCCAACGCCGCATTGTTTTTTATTTCGGTTAATATTCCAAAGATATCAGAATAAAAGTGCCTGTACTCATGTTCTTTATCAGGAGCGTCATATAACTTTTCTAACCTCCCGTACATTTTGACACGATCACTTTTTTCTTTGAGCACATCCTGGGATTTTGCCAGATCTTTTAATATTTCCCTGAATACTTCCCTTTTCTGCCTTTCTTCAGATAAATCCATTAACCGACCTTTCTCATTAATTCAACAGGAATAATGTCGTGATTCCCTTCTCCATCTTTATATATCTGGTTCCAAGCTCCACCATCTCTATGGGTTTCTTCAACAAGAATCCATGGATCTAACAATCTTTTCTTTTCAATAATGAAATCTATCGTCTCTTTATTTTTTAAAGTGCAATCATTTTCATAAGTAGAAAAAATTGGCATCGCACCAAACCCACAAAAATAATAATATACTTCAGGAACAACCGGGCCGAATTGCCAAGCCTCTATATTGTTTAAAAAAGCAGGTTCGCCAGTCGTCTTTAACGCGTCGACTTGTATGAAATAAAGAATCTTCTGTAACTGCAAATTACTAATTGGACAACAATCCCGTACACATTTAGTTACAACATATTTAGCCAATGCTAATGCATCGTCCATTTGATTCCCCTCCTTTTCATGCAATCATTCTAATTTATATTATTTTATCACTCTTTTTATCCTAAATCTATCTTTTCCTTATCTCCAAGTTGATATATCAATACTTTTTCAAGTGTTTTATTATAATTGTTTTTATATAGTGCAACAGAAAAAGAGCAAGGATTTCTCCCTGCTCCTTTTCCTTTTTCAGATTATTTAAACCCACAGAGGTTTCCCGCCCTCTTTCGTAGATACCGGATCACCTCCGGGAGATTGCCGCTCCCACAGCTATTATTGTTGTCATTATCCATAGATTCCTTTGCCGTGTTTTAATTCTTATTTTCCGTTCTGCCTCTTTCTCGTACTCTTTCAAGTATTGATTGGCTCTCTCTAATGAGTTCTGCGTCTGTTTGTTCAATGTTTGAGATTTCTTGATTTGCTCGTTCGCTATCTTCAACTGCTCCTGCGCTTCGTTCAGCTGCTTCGCTTGCTTGTCTAAGAGTATCTTCTTGTCTTTGCTGTGCTGTTCGAGCGTTGTCAAATTCTGTTCTAATTGCGTCAGCTCCGTTTTGGAGATCGTGTACTGTACTTCTGCCCGCGCAGACGAACCAGATAATAACGGCGACAACCACAGCGACAGCAAGACCACCGATAAAATAGGCCCTTTTTTGATTTTCCACATTTATACCTCCAAGCTCATTACATATTCATAAGTAGCAGTGGCTCTATTTGCGTAACCCTCTGCGTATTCTTCACAGCATGCCGCGTAGGCATACTGTTCCATGAAAAGTTCATAAATTACATTGATGTCCCGCAGGTCATATCCTCTTTCTTGTCTCCGCATTAAGAAGTTTCTTACCACTGTTTCGGATGTCGGGCACCACATACCTGCGTAGATTGTGCATTTTGTGTTATCAAGATCCGGGACTTCCCAGAGTGTTTCTACATAGTCTTCACAGTCTTCAGCAAGCATATCGAGCTGTGCTTGCTGTCCTTCATCACTCATCAAGAGTTCTTTCAGCGCCCAGAGATCGCCGGAACATCTCAAATCAGAGTAACTGCGGTAAGCATAATGCGCTCCGCCGGAAATGTTTTCTAATAACCTGTTCGCCCTTTCTCCTTCCCATTGGCTTACGCCAATTGATGGATAGTCTCCAGCGGTGGAACAAGAGACGGAACCGTAGTCCCCTTCAATTCCTGTTTCAATTATCCCCTTCGCTATCTCTCTTGCCAGTTCTTCTTTCGTCACTTTTTTCTCCTTTCACGAAAAAGAACGGTGGTTTCCCATCGTCCTTTTCGAATACATCCGGTATTTTATTGTTGTCTTTGTCCACAAACATCTTACCGATTCCGACTATACCGCCGACCGCTCCTGCAGACAGAAGCATGGTGATGAATAATCTTAGTTCCGGCTCGTTTCCTTTTCCCGTGATCAGCCAATCGGCAATAGTCATTAGAATGTAGAGAAAGATACAGAAAATGCAGATAACTGCGTAGAGTATCGCCCAGTATAACAGTGGTGCGTTTAATTTCCGGAAGTAGCTTTTTGCTTTTCTCCAGAGTGATTTTAATTTTTTCATATCACACCGCCCTTCCGATTAATGCAATGACCACCGAAATAATAGTTGAGATCAAGCCAGCCACTTTATAGATGTTGTCAATTCTGTTGTGAGCTGATGCTGCGTTTTGTTCCGAGCGCGCCTGTGCAATTTGCAGTGCTGTAATTTCCGGGAGCATTTTAACAAGCATATCAAGTTTTTCTTCCATTTTTGCCATCCGTTCCACAAATTGCATTGTTATTTTTTCGCCTTCATTTCTTTCCATCATGCACCGCCTCCTTATTCATTCGTAAAATCAGAAATAAACTCAAACATACAACTCCCTGTTTTCAGCATGGAGTTCGGATACATTCCGATTTTACCGTCAGCCGTATACATGCGTGATAAATTGACAAAACCGCCAGAGAGCTCTACATACGCGCCGTATCCTTTTTCTTCTTTCGTCAGCACATCGCAGTACATCATCGGATACGTAAGTAATTCATGCTTAACGAATTTAGATTGCGGGTATTTATCAAAGTAAGCCGTGGCAATGCCGATCGAATTATTGTAAAAATTCAGCCATCTAAACTCTGTTGTATTAGTACCTGTATCAATGCACGAGCATTGCACGGTAAACTTTACACGCCGATATCCTTCTTCTGTATAACCTACGATTTCGGCAACAACGGTACCGATATGCTGCGTCACAAATCCGATATCCCCTAAAAATTTCTTATTTACGATTCCGGTTGCTCTGGCTTTCATTCTTTTGTCTACTATTCTGAATTTCGCGCTTCCATCATTAACTTCTATCCCCGATATAGTTGACAAATTTGGTTCTGTAGCCGCTGTGGTTCCTGCCTTCGTGCACTCGAGATATGCCCATGACGGCATTTTTGCAGAATAAACGATATCGCCGATTTTATATGCTTTCTTGCGTTGCAGGCGATTGACAAACGACGCCGTGGATTCTAAGTCCGTCTGCTCCGCCTTTTTGTCTACTTTTGTCGACACGGTTTCTAAATCAGATTGATTTGCTTTCTTACCAATTTGATTAGCTATCGTCGTTGCGAAGTTCGGGTCATTACCGAGTGCTGTCGCTAATTCGTTAAGCGTATCAAGAGTTTCCGGTGCGGCTCCGACAAGTCCGGATACTGCGTTTTGCACAAATTCTGTATTCGCAATTGTTTTAGAACTGTCACCTGTCGGTGCCGTTGGCGCTGCACTCGTACCCGTTACCGCTAATGACTTTGCTTTGAAATCTTTATCATCTGCCACGCCTTGTTTATATAGATACTCAAGATCATTTGCGACGTAATCTAAAATACCGTCATTCCCCTTCGTGCAAAACGGCGTGTTTTTCCCGAAGGCTCCAGGTTGTATGATGTTGTCATTCTCATCTCTTATTTCCGGATGTTGAAATGTCTGTGGTTTCATTCGGATACCTCTGCTTTTTTAATTTCAAGTGTAACGGTATCGCCGTAGTTCAGTTCGTCGGTTTCTTCTTGCGACGTTGTTGACATAGCATAGACTTCGCCAGTCTGCGGATTGTGAAAACTAAAAGTCGTTAAAACCCCATCGTTCTGCGGATACGACACTTTACCGTTGACCTTGCATGTTCTTTTCATGATTTTTCTCTCCTTTTTAATAACCTGTAACATCCAATACCATGTAATTAAACGCATCATAATACCATGAGTCTCCATTGCCCGGACCCCCCAGTGAGCCGTTTAATGATAACTCTCTTACTTGTATTTTTCCGTCAACTATTGCAGGAAAACTTATTTCCGATGTCCAATCTCCAAAGTATCCTTTTGTCGTAGAGTATGCAACACTTGCCCCTATTTGACATATTGCGTATCGCTTTGTCGATGTCGGTAATATATATTCTTTGTTGCCCAAGTACTTCACTCTCATATATTTTTTATCACTGTCAAACACACACTCTCCGTTACTATTAAATACTTGCAGCCCAATGCTATGCGGCGCCACCATAGTTGTGTCAAATCCAAATGTATAGATATATACATTTGGATACGCGCTTTTTAATGCTTCGGCGCTCAGTACCTCATCATCGGTGATAGCATCTCCACTGTACTCTATCCCCCTTAGATGTATTCGCTTTAAGCCATAATAATAATCTTGAAGTATTAACATATTGTTATCAGGGGTCATGCCGCCGACTGCGGCGAGAATTTCACCATTATTAAGCGTCAACAGCAGTGCGCCTTCGTCTTCTTCTTTTTCAAATGGAACCTCTTTCAGTTCCGTTAGCTTTATTTTTCGCTTAAGTGTAAGATTCTTATATGTCTGATTAACGGTTAACTTGTTATCGTCGTTATATACTGTAATTCCCGCATTTGTCATGTTAGTACACCCCATATAAAAGGACCATAGACAATCGTTTATCAGCCGGATATGATCCGTAATCCCATAATATGTTTTTTCCATTTTTTGTTATTGTCGGCATATGATACTCGGTATGAATTGACGGGGTCGGCGGTGGTGTTTTTATATTTAGCGGATAATACCACAAATCGCCATCGCTTAATTCGTCATTAGTAATACTTCCGTTCGTTCCGTTGATTTGAACTACTCCGAGATATTTAACCAGTCTATCGGTAACATTAACAACGACATTCCCATTCTCGTCAAAAACTTGTAATCCCTGCGGCATATACTTAATTGTCACCTCTTTCTTTATTCCGTCTTTAACTATGTACCCTTTACTCTCTGTCGGTACCTTTACCGTAATTTCCGTGTGATTTTCGCTATCATCAGGCTTTTTCTCCTGCGGCTTTTCTATGTCGCCTCGTTTCTTCTTCAAGCACGCATACACGACAACACCGATAATCACAACTACAATTAACGCATAGTACATTCTTACCACACTCCCATTCGTACCCTTAACATATTGTTACTATCGAAAACCTGAATCAGATTGTCTTGTATTACCGTTCTTGCTCCGCTTGTCGCTGTTTCCAGTTTACCGATTCTTGCCGTGATTGCCGATAGACTTGTCACCGCCAGCTTGTCCGCAGTAACCGCTTTTGCCGCAAGCATTCTTGATACAATGACGTTGTTGTCAAAGACGGTCTGCCCTGTTACATGCAGGTACTTTCCGGCTATTGTCGTAGTTGTCGGCGATAGATTAATCTGATTGATCACGTCGCCTTTTTGCACTCTTAAATTAATAGCGTCGGTCATTTGGGCGATGGCGCTGTAGTTCGATTTTGCAAGCATGAGATTTCCGAGATTAGAGACTATTGTCGTTACGTCTTGCTTTGCAATAGCACCTTCTTCAAGTTTCTGCTTGACCAGTGCGTCTACTTTAGCCAGACTTACCGCCTCATCTTCAAGCATGTCTTTACTGATTGAGATCTTAACGACCACACGGCTTTCTCCAGATTTCTCGCCCTCTCTGAACAAGTCATAGTAAGCGATGGATACGTCATAGATACCGGCGCCGCAAGTGTGACTGTAGCTGTTGTTTTCAGTCTTGATTGTTTTCTGCCCGTCCGTGCCATTGATGTAAATGTTCATCCCCGCGCAATCTTTCGGAATCGCTTCAGCTGTTAGTCCGAAACCGCCGATTGTACTTGTGAGTACGGGCGGATTCGGTTTCTTCGGTACCGGCTTGTTATACTGCAGTATCGCCGGGGCGGAGTATTTACCGATTGCGGATTTTGCGTACAGATACAACGTTCCGCTCCGTTCTGTCAATGGTAGTATTGCAGATAGGTTATTCGTTCTGACTAACAATCCCGATGTTTCAGCGCCAGCATTATCATCTGTCCGGACTTCGTAAAACGTAACGTCGGTATTTGTAACTTCTTTCCAGCTTGCAGTGCAAACTGTGCCGAAATCTATTCCGAATCCATCGGGCGTATTCGGTATTTCTGTTTTAAGCGCAACAAGGATCTTCAGCTGCGGAGATGTGTCCGGACTTGTCGTTTCGCCCCATTCGTCTTTTGTACAGACTGCGATTAAGTAGGTATCTCCAACGATTGCCTGCGGTATAACGACCTGGTCTTTACCGCTGCCACCAAACGTCCATTCACCGTCGAATCCGAGTTCAGAGCCTTTCGTACCTTCTTTGATAACGATATCTTTTGCCTGTGCGTTGCTGGTCTTATACCAGATATCGCCTTGCATGTAACTCTGCAGTTCCGGCGGTGTCCAGCTGACAACGATATCATAGCGAGACACGCCGTCCGCGAGCTGTCTGTAACGGTTATATGCGGTTAAATTCGTAACCGGCGGGATGTAGTACGGAGCTAATGTGTACTCGTAAGCTTTGACTTCGGATAGATCCTGATTGCCTGCCCCGAAGATGTTATATGAGCAGAATTTTAAGTAAATCTTTTTACCGATATCGTCTTTTGTAAACGGTACTTTAAACACAGAATTATCCAGCCGGACAAAATCTGTATCTTTAGCGTGCATTCTTATTGTTGTATTGCACTGGCCGCGGTACAATCCCGACAGCAGCCATGCGCCGTTTGATTGCAGCGTAGCGTTGATGTAACTCATACACTCGCCGTCTATCCAGCACAACGTGTTCTTGCGTTCTGCGTCTTGTGTCGTACCGCTAAGCAGCTGATCGTTACAGGTTACCATTACTTGATTACCCGATGGATGGTTCGGCATCGGCGACAGCGGCTGTGTTAATTTACCGCACCGCGCGGAGCCTGCAATTTGCCCGACTGTCCGGTAGTTCGTGTTATCATCGGAGACATACACCGTGCAGCCGCCCCAGCCGTCAGCTTTGCCTTTTGCCGCAATCCAGAGCTCCAATCCGTCTGCTGTAAGATCTGCAGGCGGCTGGAAAATAATCGGCACAGTGTCGGGTGCGGTTTTGTTGTAATCAATGTAAGGCCTATCGTTAGCATGTACGTTGTATTTTGCCGCGGGGTAGTCTCCCGGCGCTCTTGATATCGCGGTTACGGTCAGGCATCCATCGGTACCTTCTGTGATGCCATTAATAACTGCGACCTGCTCAAAGATCCCTGAATTTTCATCGGTCAATCTTACCAAGTCACCGACTTCCAGCCGGCACAGGCTCCAGTCGAGTTTAAATGTGTATTGCGTTCTCTCGTACTTATTGTTTCTTGCCAACTGTTCAGCAATTTTAACCGCCCGCTCTTTTGTGTAAATATAATGAGCGTTCGTTACGCTTGCGGCTCTTACGCCGTAGTTCTTGATATCTTCGGTAAATTCGTAGCTGACGGATTCTTTTTCGTAGCCGTTCGCGCGGTTGATAAACTCAACAGGGAATTGATTATATATCGCGGAGCTGTCTTTTCTCTTGTACGTTACAAGAGCTCCGCCGGACTGCGGCAGGAAATCATCCGCCGTCAGGTCTGTAATGCCTGTTTTATCCGGTGCCCAGCTGCCTACCGGTCTATCGGCCAGTGGTACAATTTTTAGCTTGTCATTGCTCCAAAACACATACGCATTGGTCAATTTTGCGATTTCATTCACGACTTCCCGAGCGGCTTTCGCGTTCTCATCAGGCGGTGAGGAAATTAAAAGGTCGGCCTCTTTACAGTACTTCCGGTAGTTGTCCAGCCCGATAATTTGCATGTCTTTTTTGCCGATTTTGTCAAGTACGTATCTGATATAATCGGCAGGATTGACATCGATACCGTCTCCAGTCTCTAATAGCCTGCCTTTCACTTCGAAATTGTACGACGGCATCGAGCCAGAATCGCCCAAATCAATAACTCCGGCCATGTAGGCAAGTCCCGGATACGGCAAGGCTTTTTCCGGGTGCTTTCCCTGTGTGTATGCCCAGGGCTGCTGATTCTCTTTTCCATCAAACAGCGTCAGTTGAATGTCGTCCGCCGGATAATTGTGTACATTTTTACCGATCCATACTTTGCCGATTCCGGAAATTGGACCTTCACAGAGTCCTAATATGACCGCTACCGTGTAAGTGTAGGTTATGCTGACTTGTTTAGATTTTCCGCCTTTCCCCGCTTTGTGCGTTTCGCGGTGCTCGTGGGCGGTGAAATCGTCATAGTAAATTACATTTCCCGCGGTGCGCACAGTGCCGATAATTTCAGGTACAACTGCGCCGTATTCCGCGGTGTTGACCGTAAATTCACTTATCTTATTTGCTCGCGTCGTTGTCGTGCGTCCACGAAAAAAGCTCATCGTCTCACCTTCTTTCTGTTAAACCGATAAATTCCACGCAATCGGCTTCTGCCCTTCGCGTCATAGAACATCACATCAGAAAGGTCTGTCATGACCACGCCGCGGTCGATGTAAGCATGAATAACCCGTCCTTTACCGACATAGATAGCGCCGTGGGAAATGCACCGTCCGAATTGATACAGCAGAAAATCTCCGGGCTGCATGGTCTCTACTTCGTCGCAATACTTCTGTACATATCTTAAAAACCATTCTTCGCTATGGTGCAGATGCCATTCGTTAGAGTACGGCTCAATCGGGATACTGTCTTTTTTCAGCAATCCTGCATCTTCTACGCAGCCGATTAGGAGCATGCCGCAGTCTACACCGCGGCCTTTTATTTTAGCGCCGTTGATGTGCGGCGTTCCCAGCCATTCTGCAGCAGCTTTAGCTATTTTTTCGCCGTCTGTCATATGAGTACCTCTCTTCTCGGCACGAACGGAGCAATCAGCGTAGCGGCATCGGTTTCTTTACTGTAGATGACACCGTCTTCATTCGTCGTGTAGCTTCCCTGCGGATAGTATCTGCGGACCGGAAATTCCATATTGAGACCTTGTGTTTCCGCTTTGACAGACAATTCAATCTTAATGCCGCCTGCTGATTTGACTTCTACATTTCCGCCGAACAGGTCAATCGCGCCCACGACTGACTGATCACGAAAGAAGCAGCGGCGGAGATACAGCTTAGCTCTATCAAGCACCCCGCTGTGCGCCGCCCGCAAGAACGGCAGTCCTTCAAGTTTGTCGTTGATATCCGCCTGCACGGTGACGGTCATCGTGTCAACTACCACACAGTCGTGGATCTTGACTTGCTGCCGTTTAATCAACAATGCATCATGTAAGTACGTATGCCCGTTAAACGCTATGTCTATATCGGTATCGGCGTAGTAGTACTTATTGCCGTTAAACAGAACCAGCTCGTATAAGTCGCACGACGTTATGTTCTTTTCAGTTTCTAAGTATGTTTTTAACGATTCATTCACTGTTTTCATCGTACAGTCACCATTTTAAATGTCTTTGACTTGTTAAAATCAATAAAAATATTCTCTGTTTCTATACCGTCATCAGCGAGCATGACTTTCCAGTAATACGTGTAATCCGCGGTGATTTTAGCGGTATTCGCCGGAGCCGTTTTGAATTTCACCGTACCACCGGTAACTGTATATGTGTTGCTTGTCTGCTTCACGTCATCTACGTATACTGCTACTTTTTCGATATACTCGACAGGCTCTACATAGTCGCCCATCTTCATGACGGCTTGATAAGTTCCTGCTGTAATAATCGGCAGCTGTATCCCTTTTTCCTCATAATCTTCAGGATCAAGCCACAGAAAAGGGGTATGCGCACCTTTTAACAGTGCCGCAAACCCCATTAGTTTTCTTGCTTCCGCGTTGGTCAACTTAACCAGCTTTGCAGTAATAGTCCATTCCGGATATAGTTGATTTGTCAGCGTGCGGACTTTCCCGCTTCCCGATTTCTGTACTTGCGTATTCCATTTTTGCCTTTTTGTACTTGAATAAGCGAGTTTACGTAAAGCAGGAAATTTTCTTAAAATCATCCGAACACCCCGCTCTCTGATGCAAAACCCTGTGAATCGTCAAAAAGGAACTGTTTTATCTTATCGCCGTAGCTCTCGCGCAGTAAATCGAAAAAGGTTGCCGGATCGAGAGCGCTGACATTGAATTGAATCGTCGGGCGACTGATTCCAGAAGAGCCTGAAGAACTGCCTACCGCTCCGCCTTCGGCAAAGTGCAGAGCTTTTCCTTCGTTCAACATGTTTAACGTCGGCACGCCGATACGAGATACTGCGTCGGCATTCAGTACGTACTCACCGTTAGAGAGCATAGCGGGAATACTGTCAGAAACAGAAGTACCACTACCGTTAACCGCACCGCCAGTAGCAAGTTGCGCAATACCCGACGCTGCTTTAGCAATACTCATTTGTCCGGCTACAATCGCACCAGCTCCAGCTGCAGACCACGGATTAGCGGCGATAAGAGCTGCCGTCGCATTGGCCGCCATGATACCAGTTTTCCCTGCCTGTGCGGCCGCTTGCGCTTTAGCATTTGCAATTTCAGTAGCACTGTTCGATGCTGAAAGTGATTTGATAATTCCTAAGTTTGCAATGGCTTTTTGTAGCACATTTTTAATTAATGTGTTCAATAAAGTGTTCCCTAAATTCATAAAAACACCTGCCAGCGATTGTCCCTGTGTGATGCAGTTAGCAATTCCACTTGATAACTGTGTTTGTACTGTATTTGCCATCGAAGCGAATGTTTCTTGCATATACGTTCCCCATTCGACAGCCTGCAGCATCATCTCATCGTGCAGAGCGGTGCGGACTTCTGATAGCGCTTGTTCATTTGCAAGAGTAGCAGCATAGCTTTCCCCAGTAATAGCGTCTTTTTCAGCCATCATTTCTGCGTAGGCTTGCAAACTTTCGGCGTTATTAGCTAATTCAAGCTGATGTTTCGCATTCTGAACAGCCAGTTCACGAGACAGCATTTTTTCTTGTGTCTGCTGATTCAGCCGATCTATCGCCGCTTGTGCTTCTTGCTCAACAGCTACCCGGCTACTTGCCGCTTCCTGCGCTGCTTGTATTGCCTGATTCTTGTTGCTTTCATAATCAGCGGTCAGGTTATTTTTCTTAGCAAGAAGCAGGTCAAGATTCTGTTGCCCGTTATCTCCGGCGGTACCATTGTTGATCTTTTCCTGTGCTTTAGCAATTTTCTCCGTCAGCGCCGCAAGCTGTGACTGATAAGCAACCGTCTTTTCTCCTGTTTCGGAATACTCTAATGCTTCTTCGTTTGCCTTTTTCTGAAACTCATCAAACTTGGCCAATGCGGCACCGATAGATTGCGCTTTCTCTCTCGCTGCATCAAGAAGTTTAGTATAAGCACTTACTTTATCAGTATCCACCTGTGACTTGATTTCCATACGGATCTTCGAGATGGCGGAACTGTTATTTTTTCCTACGCCATAAGCGTCGGCAATAGCCTTGCCGATTTTCGCCAGTACCTCATCGCGCAAGGGAATAACCGCTTCCGGTCCTGCTTCTCCGACAATGGCTGGAGTGCCGTGTTTCAGCTGTCCGCCATTAGCCAGCGGAACCAAACCGCCGACAAGACCACCAGACGCCATGCCGAATACGCCACCTGTAGCGTATCCGTTGCCTGACTGCCTTACACTTTCTATCGTTTCTTTTTGAATACGAACCAATGTGTCAATTGGGTGTGACAAGAAATCTTTCAATCCCTGCCACATGTTTTTTACCGTATCAATAGCACTCTGAAACTTCGTCTTTATCGCATTACAGCAGCTATCGACAAATGAAGAGATACCGGACATCACTTTATTAGCTACATTCTTGAGATAATCCCAGTTTTCGACAACGAGTACTATTGCCGCAACAATGAGCGACAGTGCAGCAAGAATCGGATTTGACATGCACGCAGCACGGAACAACAGCGCCGCTCCTTTAGCTGCAATAAAAGCATTTCGAACCATAGCTATCCCACCGGCGACAGCATTCCACACCCCGATAGTTCCGGCAATGCTCGTGATGACTAATATTAGATTTTTGAGAGCTTCAGAATTTTCTGTAACGAATTTCCCAATTTTTTGAAATCCGGAAACCATTGCGTCAACCACCGCACCCATCGTGGGATCAATCTCCGTCAGCTCATCAATGATAGCCTGCTTAACACCGACATCTTTCATTGCCTCTTTGATGTTCGTTACATGCGTTTTAAATCCTTGCGCAAGCTCTCCAAGTGCATCGAGCCCGCCTCTCACATCAAATGCCTCACTGATGATGTCACCGACAGCGGCCATGCTGTTTGTAGCCGCTTCTTCTATGTTTGAGAATTTCCCCATCAGTGTGTTTGCGAGACTTTCCGCAGCGCCACCGGTTTTTTCAGCCATCGCTTCAAAGAGCATATCCATAGCTTCTTGCGTAAGCTGTCCTTGCGAGGACATCTCTTTTAATTCAGCCACGGATAGCCCCATTTTTTCAGATAGTAGTTTCCATGCGGGGATGTTGGCATTTGTCAACTGCATCATGTCCTGTGCGCCGATTCTGCCCGCCATCTGCATTTGTGCAAGAGCGGTATTGGCGCGGTCGATTTCATCTGTCGTGAGACCGTAAGCGGAACCTAAATCTACAATCTTTTGAATTTTTGATGCTGCCGTGTCTACATTGTCGCCAAGATTGACCCATGCCCGAGCCATCGGCATAAGCTGCGTTGTATCGTAAGCGGACGCTTCACCAATCCCCTGAATAGTTTTGATCAGCCTTTCGGCTTCACTGTTTCCGAGTGTAAAGGATAGACCTTTCTTGAGCAGTTCAGCATTAGCCGAAGCTTGCAGAAGTGCCTTTCCAACACCGACGATGGCACCGACGGTAAAGGCTGCGGATACAGCTGCTCCAACTTTAGCAAGCGTTCCACAAAGTGAACCCGCGTCTTTATTGAGCTTTTGCACCTCTTTATCCGCATTTTTGGCGCCATCCGCTAAATCGTTCATCGAATTGTTAGATAATCTAACTCTAAACAAACTCTGCAGCTTCTGCAGCGCGCTTTTGACCTTGTCCGTTTCTCTGACAGCCTGTCCACCATCTGCGGAAATAGTCACTTTTATATCATGATTTGCCACCAAAGTCCCCCCTTTCTGCTCGTTTCACTAATTTAATCGCTCTTTCGATATCTGCATTTGTCGCCTTTTTTCCAAAGACATCAGGAAATAATTTTTTTACAGTAATCGGACGTTTCGGTGCCCGGGTGCCGCCGTTGATAATCGGAACCGTCAGTAGCGATCCGACAAAGATTTTTTTATTATTCACGCGGCGGGCATATCCGTTTGCTCGCATGTTAATTTCATACGGAGTAGCACCTCCAATTTCTGCTGACGACATCTTCAATTCGCCGTAGCACACCGGCAAAACAGCTAAGAAATAATCAGCAAGCGTTTTTATTTCTTCTGTTTCGCCAGTTTCTCGTTTTTTTGTGTATCCTCACCAATATCGACGTCATCAATTCCCAGCGTTTCAAGTAAGTTTTTTGTTCCCGCGGGGCCTAATATTCCGCAGGCAGCGATAGCAGCAGTGTAAAGTTTAATTGTTTCATCGAGACCGGCTTCGCGCATATACCCCATCATGAGATTCTGCGCTTCTGCACGATCCATGATTTCTCCAGCGCACTTTAATCCGATCCAAAATGCATCAATCAAAACACTCAAAGTCGGAATCGGCTGATTTGTAATCGTAGCCAAAAAACCGCCCGGCATTCTTGCTTCCAGCTGTTCAAGTCCGGATAAAGTGAAAAGGAGAGCGTGTTCGCTCTCCCCAACCTTAAACCAGACCTTTCTTGTAATTCGGTCCAGTCGCATTTTAGCCTCCTGTTGCAACAACGGTGCCGCCTGTCATGGCACCTTTTACGTCTGCAATTTTTTTGACATTTTCATAAAAAGTAGGCGCACCGATTCCCTTTAGCTTGATAGAGAAAGTTACCATATCGTCGTGCGGCGTCGTATCAGAGATCTCCGTGACAGAGAACCAGTTTCTTTCGGCCTTTCCGTCGGATATAAAATACCGGCAAATATCCACCACTTCACTCTTAATAAACGCGTCTTTCAGTGCCGCGTATGCTTCATCCGCTTTTGTTGCGATGCATTCCATTGACAGCTCGGTAGAGCGAATACCAGCATAACTCTCACCCCAGCCGCCTGAATCTTTACTATTTGCGTCGATTTCATCGGCACTCATAGATAAATCAGCAGTAGTCTGTCCGCCGAACAAAGACCACTGCGGTAGTGCTTCTGTTGCACCAGTTCCGTAGTTCAAATACGCAAGGACATCTTTACCCTGAATTTTGCCGGCATTCGCACTTCGCGTTGCTCTTACTTTTCCAGCCATATTTCATTCTTCCTTTCTTTATAACCATTCGTTTACTTCATATTTCAAAATTGCGGCCCCGGCATTACCTCTCACGCCGGGTGCCGTTCCGAAAACAATCTTTTTAACAGTGCTATTCTGCACCGTGCCTTCAAGATCATAATTATCTAACAACGATTCACGCACTCGCATAGACAGCTCATCAACCTTTACCGTTTTGGAATCCGGAACAATAAGATAGATACTGTATTCTATGGCAGCGTATTCACCGCCTTTTGTCGGACTTTCAAAGCTAACCTCATCAGCGGTAACCGTTCCCGATGGTTTGACGGGAGTGACGGGCCCGTTCAATTCAAAAGACCAATCGATATTCGGAAATGTTTTTTTCAGATAATCTTTCAGTGCTTTTGTTATTTCTCTCAAGCTCGACTGATTTTCACTGTACGTGTCCATGCCCCCCGCTCTCCTTCCTCATCGGTATCCGTTTCTTTCATAAAATCTGCCCGCGTTAATAGTTTTGTGATATCTTCCGCCTGTTGCCGATAAAGCTTATATTTCCGCTCATAAACGTCATCTTGCCGATTTCCGTCTATTGCAACAGTAGGATCCGTACCGACAAGAGAAAGGCAACAATCACGGCAGGCAATCAACACGGCAAGTCTCTTAGTCAAAGGACGCGCCACAGCATTCAAAACACCGTAAACAGCTGCCAGCCTGTTCATGTGTTCGTTTACTCCTGCGATCTGTTCTGCAGTCACGCGCCCGCGCAAAACCTCATCGGCAATGTCGGATTCTTTTACAAATTCAGCCATGTGTCACCCCTTTACCAATTCCGTCGCGATATCTTCTTTTGCCAGTTCGGCATAACGGTCAAAAGTATTCAGTACCTCTCTTTTTTTGTCATCTGCCGCAGTGTATAAGAACGGATCGCCTTTATATCCCGGATGATTTACTGACCGGGCAAATTGAAAAGCGCCGTTCTTCACCCACCGCAGTGCCTTTTTCCCATTCGGCACGATTCGGTGCGGAGCACTACCGTTATGTACAAATCCTGCATAAGCGGCTATGCCATTATCGATAAACACTTCACCAACTAAATCATTCAACACTCTCGTATTAACTGCTCTTTCAAGCTGTCCAGTCCTTGATTTAAACCTGTGATTATCCTGTGCGTACTCTGCCACGGTCAAAGTGCTCTCTTTGACTGCCTGCCTTAGCCGCCTCTTGAAGATATCCGCGGTGCTCATTCTGCATCAGCTGCTTTTGCTCTTGAAGAACGCGTCCTTTTCGGCTTCTCCTGTGTTTCCTCGGCCTGTTCCTCGGTTTCGACGTCGGCTGCAGGATTCTCTTCAGGAGCTACCGATGGTACTTCAGGCGGTTTGCTGTCTACTACAGTGTAACCATGCTCCTTAAACCACTCGATTAAGTAAGCGTCGGAAGTTTCTCCGACGCCTTTAACGAATGTCACAGAAGCACTTTCACCGTTATAGTCTTTATTCGGTGCTATAATCTGTGCCATCTTGCACCTCCCTTATTTAACTTTGATGTTTCTGAGAACTGCTGCCGCTTTCGTCGCTTTCAGTGCAACAGCAGCAACCATTTCCACTTCGCCCGGCTTTACTGCCCCGGATGTTCTGAAATCAGGCAGCCAAGACTGGACAGGTGCGACGCCCGCCATTGAAACGGCATGGAAACCGTCAATGCCGAAACGTACTGCGTAGAGAGACGTTGTACTCTTAGCCGTGTCAATCGGCACAACAGGATCGTTAGACCCAGACTTCGCGCCTAAATTAACAATCGGGATACCGTTATAAGCGAGGACAGGACGCCCGAAGTCATCTTTCGTTTCGGTGTAAGCTACCGCACGGCGGACAACAGCCTTAAATTTTGTGAAGAGTGCCGCATTCATGAGAAGCGCGGACGGCTCACCATCCATCAGTCCTAAGCACTCATCAAGCGCATCAAGAAATGTCTTGTAATTGCTGTCGATAGCAGACCCGGAAGACAGGTCAATGGCCGCAGTAGGCTTATACTCCGTAGAAGACCCGGTCAATGCTTTTTCGAGCCCGTCAAACGCTTTATTATTTGTCCCCTTTAATGCTGCCGCAACTGCTGTATGCAGCCCTGCTTGCGGCTGTGATTGTCTCCCGTTTCCGCCGTTGCCTCCGCCGCTTCCGGGATTCTGCGTGTCTTTTACTGCCCATGCATTATCTTTCAGCCAGCCTGCGGCACCGTCTTCGATAGAGACTGATTCATTCTTGGCATTCGTGAATTTGTAGCTGCCGTCCTCGTCCGTTTTGATAGAGCCTACCAAGATTTTTGCAATTTCAGCTGGATTTGCTGCATTGCCTTTTGTGAGAGCCGCCACAGTCTGCTGCATAATGTCAGCCTGCACTCGCTTAGCTTGCTCTTCTTTCCGAGCATTTTCCGCAGCTTCGTACTTCTTGTTCAGCTCGTCCAGCTGTTTCTGCATTTTCTCGGCGGCAGTCTGGTCTCCTGTACCTTTTGCCGTGAGTTCTTCCACCTTTGCGGTGAGTTCGGTAATTTTCGCGTCAGCTTCATTTTTAGATGTGCGGAACTTTGCGGATTCGCCGTTTAAGCGGGAAATCTCCGTTTTTACGGCCGATATCATCTCCGCGCCATTTTCCAATTTACTTAACGCTTCATACAATTCTGCTAATGTCATAATAAGTACCTCCTGTGTACTATGTAATAATGGGCTCCCGTCCCAATAAAAAAGACCGTTCTTTAACGCCTGCGGGCGGGTTCCTGCCCCGCGAAAAGGCAATATAAAAGCACTCGTTATGAGTGCTTATTAGCTAAAACATTCCACGAAAATGCATTCCGCTTTCCAGTTAAGCTACATACGTGATTCTTTCTATCTCATCATCTGTTACGGTAAACGGCGGCTCTTCCGTCTCTTCGACATTTCCTGCTTCCACAAGATAATGCCCCGTGATTGAATCATCAAGCACAACCACTTCCCGCCCATCTTTTAGCAACACACAATCAAGCTCTTTTGGCATCATCTTTCTACATCTCCTTTCTTTTCAGGTTTCAAGTATGCTGAGGTTAGTCGCGGATATTCATCACGTACACCTTGCTTCCAGCCTGTCACCATCAATATCTTCTTACCTTGAAGATCTACTACAAAAAATCTTGCCTGGAATGTCCGACCATATTCATCGGCTTTTCTTTCCATGATTTCGGCGGTAGTAATATTTTTTCGAATTAGCTCATCGAGTTTTTTACTATTTTCTTGAGTATACCCCAAATATTTTTCAAAGGCAACCGCTTTCGGCCCGCCCGTCTTATGCGCTTTATTGAGACAGTAATTTACCAACTTGTTTTCAGGGATAACCAATTTGTCGGGATTCTTGAATTCATTAGGAACCGCAAGCATAATTCTACTTTTCATCTTTTCGCCGCTGTATCCACGTGCTTTTTCTGTCCAGCTCCGCCCAGCTTTGACGTCTTTCTCGCCGTATACGCCGAGTATTCTTTGACGGTTCGGCAGTGTCTGTTTATTCAACCATTCTCTGCCGCCCTCTTCCATTCTTGCGTGCGGCGTTTCGCTTTTCAACAGCTTAGATCCTACCATCACGGGTCGCAAGTGGCACATGCAGTTCGGATGAACAGGAAGCGTCGGTACCCTATCTTTCGGAAATATGCCAGGCCCCATACCATATAAATCGGCTTCCGCGTACATGTCGCAGATGTCGCAAAACGGATGCGCCGTGGACATTTTCCACTTAAATGCTACACAGTCCTCGTCCGCCGTCCATTTTGCCATAAAACCATCGTTATACGCTCTTGCCATCTCGGTGCGGGCAATACGGCGGGCAAAGTATCGAGTGCGCTCCTGCGTCGCTGTATAGACTGCTTTTTCAATACGTTTTTCATTTCCTGACAGTACAGCATTCTTGACTTGTGTGTACGCAGCTTTCAATCCCTGTACATTCAGTTTCTTCAGGTTTCGTTCTACCGCCCGCACCGTTTTATGAAACTCTGCACCGCCGTACTCTTTTGCTTTTGCAATCTGCGTCAGCTGCTTTAAAAAATCAGGGATATCTTGTTCGGGCAGTGTGTGTCCGTAGCCATAACCATCAAAAAGAGCCAGTGCCGCTTTCTCGACGGCGTGCCCTTTCCGTACTGCTTCGGAAATAATCTCTGCGGCTTGCTTTGTAACCTCTTTTGCGCCCTGCGTTGTTCTTTTAGACAACGTCAATCCGTCAGCAGCCCATACCGCAGTTGACGCTTTTTTTAGCAGCGGTTTAGCGATGCCGACCACACCGCCTCTCTTCATTTCACCGATTAGCTGCGGCTCTATTTCCCCCTGCATGATCTTCATGACCGGATACGTCTTGTAGGCTTCGTTTACAGCTTCTTTCGGCGTTTTCCCTGCTTTTAGCAGTCTCTTTATTTCTTCCTCAAAAGCTTTAATCGTTTTGTCCGTTTCGGTCAGGATCATCTACATCACCATCTTCAAATGCGCTGTTCTGTTTGCTTTCTTCAATGGCGGCCGCGACTTCTTCAATCATTTTGTCGTAAGTTTCAGGCGGAAGATTCGGCATGTAGGCTTCCAGCACTTTTTTCAGGACTTCAAGCTTATACGTCGGACTGTCAAATCCCAGCTCAAGTGCTGCAGCAGCATTAGACAACGAATCAACAACATCATTAATTTTAAAGTCACGCGGGTATTCGCAGTTGTAATCAACTGCCTCACCTGACCACATCTCAAATAATTTAACGATGGCCTCGTCTGCATCCTCGCAGCGTACCGCAAAATCCGCCAGCCGCTTATTGGTTTTCTCAAAATCCCACTGCTTGGCCACCCCTGATTTACTCTTGTCACTTTGCACACCAATGACCGAATCTAATCCGGACATGCGGAACATTTCTTTGATGATCCTGTCCATCTGCTCGGTCAGCATTTCGGCGGGTGCGGCGGGCGGCGCTATGAAATCAGGCGTGTGTGTAGCGTCCGCCGGATAAATCAGTGCGTTATTCGTACCGACTGTTACTTCACCAGTTCCGTCATCGGGCATTGTCAAAATGCCAAAAGCCTGATCACGTAGAAGCTGCGTATGCCAGCTGCAGAGTTGATACAAGAAGTAATTCGCCTGTGCTACCGATAGATATTCTGATGGCGGTTTAATAATTTTCCTGTCTGTGTTTCTTGCAAGCCACTGCACGACCGGAACACAACCTATATTGTGATTACCTGTCGTTTTGCCGTCGCCATTTCCAATTGCCCACGAATCCTGCGTCCACGTATACGTCTCTGTGTTTTTCGCGTTCGCTCCGACTTGTGATGTCTCGGTGTACTGAAACATCGTCAGGCGGCCGTATCGGTCAATTGCCCAGTTTTTAATCTGCGACGGCGTGACGATTTTTAGAAACGGCAGCTTGCGTCCTGCGACAGCGTCACTTCTTCGTTCTGCCAGTTCGTCGCTGTTATCAACAACGATGTATGCGACGCCGTATAATTTTGCTTGCAACGCCGCCGATTTACAAAAATCCTGATAATCCGTGCCGGTTCGGTCACAGTCATCAAGAAATGCTTGAAACAATGTAGAACCGTTATAATCACGCTTGATATCGTTTTTAAATATCGGATCTACCGCGGCATTAACAATCGGCCCGGTGTAATTCAAGTAGTACGCCAGCCCCTGTCGGTCTTTATAGTTTGCCGGGTCTTCCCGCGGATGTTGCCTGAGTCCGGCTCCGTTCTCGAAAAGTCCGGTTCCGAAATATGCATCTGTCAAAAGACTGTATTTATCCATTTGTCACCTCAATATAAATTGCTCCGCACGGCTTTAACTTTGAACCGTGCAGGCATTAAATCTTCGCAGCCGTATCGGACGGCGTCTATTGCATGATTGTTTTTATCCGGATAAGCGCTGATGTACTGTCCATCGCGCGTTGTCTCGTATTCGTATGTTACAAATTCTTTATATGCGTTTGGACAGCGCTTTTTATCTATGACAATAGCTGACAACCCTTGCAGCCAGCGAATACCGAACTCGACACTGTCGGGACCTTTTTTAGCTGCCATTACTCTTAACCCCAGTTCGTTCAACTCTTTAATCGACTTCGGCTCTGCGCTATCCGCGCGGATTAATGCCGTTTCTGTGATTTTCTTTTTTATTTTTGCCGCCGCTTGCCTGTTTATCAGCTTCGGCTGATAAATCTCGTCAAAAATGTATAAAATCTCTCGTTTCGAGTCGTAGTGCATAGAAACAAAAGCCAGCGGGTCTACCGCGAAGCCGAAATCCAAACCGTACCACCTGCGGTCAAACTGCTGTATTTCTTCGTCGGTAATCCGCCTCTCTGTGACGTTTTCAAAAACATCGCCGCCGGTACCTGTGATCTCCCCTAAGTATTCATGTCGGTACGCAGTTTCATTTTTCGCTTTGAGCTTGTCGGCTTCGTAGATAAATTGCGGACCTAACCAATCCGGATTGACGCTTAAGTAATCTGAACGATGAACAAGTCTATCTTGTTCATCAAGCAGCATTTCCTCATTCACCCAGTTATTCGCCGATTTCGGTGGATTGTACGATGAGAAGCACCAAAATTTAGAGCCGCCACGCATAAGTGACTGGTTCAAATTGCGGATTTCTTCCATTCCTGCGAACTGATCCAGTTCTTCATACCAAACTACACCAACATAACCGAACGGCAGCTTGATAGACTTGATTTTTGCTTTATCATCGACACCGAAGAACAAAATCTTCTGCCCCGTTGCTTTCCTCACCATTTCCATTGGGCTAATTGTCATTTTCCATTTATCCGATATGCGCAGTGCGTCAAGCGCCCATTCCATCTGCGTATAGACAGAGTTTCTAAGCGTATTTGCGACTTTTCGCAAAATAACCGCGTGGCATTCGGGATTTTGCATAAGCAGCAGCGGGATTTCAAGTGATACGTAAGAAGATTTTGTGCTTCCGCGACCACCGGCTAACACGTAATGCGTATGGCCGTGCTGTTTAACGTCTTTGTGTACAGAGAAAAACGAAGGCGCCATCTTTTCGCTAAGTTTAATTTGTATCATCGATAATCTGCACCTCTTCCGCCCCGGTTTTACTATCCTGATCTTCGAAGAGGTGGTGGCGTTTACCCATAAGCTCTAATGCTTTTATACGATCTTTAGCCGATAAACGCTTTTTGATGATTTTTGATTCACTGAACCCGTCACCGACACCTTCGACGACGACAACCTCTTCTTTGAGTTCGCCCCTGCCTGCTTTTGATAACAGATACTCGACTTCTTTAGCTGACATGATCGTTTTGTCATAGTATTCATCACGCATTTTCTTAATACGGTTTTGAATCTCAAGTTTTCTCAAGTTTTGATTAGCAATTCTGTCAGCCGTTCTTTTGCTGTATCCAGCCCGTATAGCCGCTTGCGTTGCGTTTAAATCAATCAAGTACTCAACACAAAATTTCTCTTGCCTTGGTGTCACACCACCACCTCCTTTCTCCTGGACAAACGAAAAGCACACACCGGGGAAGGGCATGTGCTTTTCTAAAATCGAGGAGGAAAGTATCTCGCGATATTTTCACACTATCATAATACCACATCTAAAAGTGACATTTAGTGACAACTTTCATTTTTTGAGAAATTTCTTGAATTGCTCTGTCTCTCATCCGCAAGCAAGATCTTCTGTCAAAATGATGTTCCAGCGCTATTTTCTCCCAGAGCTTATTCATAAAATACCGGTCAATCATGATTGATTTCTGCTCCGGATCGGAAAGTAAAGCAAGCAATCTGAATCCTTTTGTAATCATATCTCCGTATCTGTTGAGCTCTTTTATCCGCAGTTCTTCTGCCTGCGCCATTTTCTGTTCAAAAGCGATGACGATATCCGATAAATCAGAAGACGTTCCGCCGTCGACAGGCTCCTTGTCGTATCGACAGCCTTTGAGTGAAAACAGATCCATTTCATACTGCAAGCGGTACTGATTGAGCGAATCGATATGTTTTCTGCATCGTCGGATTTCTTCAAAAAACGCTTCGATATCATTACGTATCCGTTTTGATTCAAAATGCAATTTAACTGCCGTCTTTTCGTATGTCGGATCCGGATTATGAAAAATGCCCGGTTTCATTCCGTTAGTCATCATCTTCTCCCTTCAGGATTTTTAAAATTTCTTCTTTGTGTGCTTCCGCCGATTCTTTTGTTCTAAAGCAGTTTCCTATTGCCATTGCCATGCAGTCAAACGTACAACCTCGTTCAGATATGTCACTACATACTTTACCGTCAACTTCTACCCACCAATATTTATCTCCGATTTTCGGCTTGAATGGAATTACTTTAAATTCATAAACATCGAAATATTTTACAAAAACCGCCCATTTTGAATCATCACGCCATTCTTTACTGAATTTTGTAAGCAGTTCTCCGTTACAAAACTTATTGACCTGGCATTCTTCATGTGCAAATTGAGCTTAAAATTCTTCATTTTCCACAACGCCGATTCTTTTCATCAGTAATTCAATTACTTCTTCTTTTAGTGTTTTCATACTTTCACCTGCTCCACATCCTCTATCAAAAATGCATTGACATTTAAATTATGCTTATCAAGCCAATCTTGAATAACATTATTGATTGCGCATTCAAGTTCTTCTTTCTGCTCACCATTGACCTCTTCAAGAAAGCTTTCGGCATATTCTCCGTAAATCGCATATGCCCTATCTGTTAAATCTTGAATGACATCATCTGCATACACCTTTGGACACGGACTTGTTATCCGACCAACATAGAAGCACATAATATCATCGTCAATATCATCATGAAAAACCTCTGAATAACTTGTATAAGATTCGGGATTATACGGTTCAGCATTCATGAGTTCCTCGCGCCCCGCCTTTACTGCTTCTTCTTTACTGGGATATGTATCATCACAATTAAAATGATCTTCATCAAGTCCTATTACCCATTCTTCTTTTCCTTGCTTCATACTTCATCTCCATCATTCTTTTCAAAACTCATGATATGTTTCCCTATCTCATAAGTCACACTCACTGTAACAGCATTACCCGCCTGCTTATAAAGCTGTGAATTACTGTTTACTGACTGTGCTTTATCAAATTGTTCATCTGTAAACCCTTGCAACCTCCAGCATTCTTTTGGTGTTAATTTCCGAATATAGCACATATTCCCATCATTCAGCATAACGCCGTGCCTGTCTTCTGCGGTAATGGTAAATGCCGGTTCTCCGTCTTCTTTTATTCGACGCCCGTTCTGCCTTTTGTTAATTCTGTCTGGGGTGAGCACCGCGCACACTCCGCTTTTCCCAGCTGCATTTGACAAGCCAGTAAACTTCTTTTCCATGACCTTTGGCGGGCTTTTATAATCCGTGGCCGTCAAACTTCCAACATTGCCGCCGTCGGCGTATACGGCTCCACGTTGGCTATATTCCGGAATTTTCCCCACTATATATAATCCTGTTTTTGCTCCTCCGCCCCCGCCTTCTGACGATAACGTGCAAGATGATTCTGTGTTATAAACTCTGTCAGCCTGGCTACCCGTTATAACCTGTTTAAGAGCTCTTTCACTTTTTCTTGCGGTAGGTAATAATGCTCGCTCACCTCGCCTTCCAAGATATCCCGCAATGTATACCCGCTCCCGGTTTTGAGGTACTCCGTAGTCTTTTGAGTTGTACACTTTCCACTCGATACTGTACCCTCGTGCTTCCATTTCAGAGTCTAACTATAAAAAGTCAAGTGCTACAAAACAATTATTTTATGAATGGCATGTAACAAGTTCATACTGTTTTTAGAGCAGGACAAAAAGACATCTA